GCGTAACACCGTATGCTGATAAAATTTCTTCTAAAGATGAAACGTTTTTTATTAACGAATCCAAAAACTTAGATTTCATGAAAGATGTTAACTTAGAAAAACACTGGTCTTTGTGTTCGGAAAATACAAAAAACGCAATTTGGCAATACGTACAAACACTATACATGCTCGGAACCACTATAAAATCTATTCCAGAAGATACTCTTTCTATGATTGAAGCAGTAGCCAAACAGTGTGCAGACAAAATGGGTGAAGATGGTACAAGTATGGATGAAAATGCTCTCATGAAAACCATGCAGGGAATGCTCGGTGGGATGTTGGGAGGCAACAAAAAATAAACTCGTTATATATAAATGGTTTCTTGGTTCGAAGACCCAAAACAACTCATTCGCTCAGATAAAGTAACAGAATTTTGGCCATCGGAAACACTTGCTCCAGAACAACGTATAAATGCCGCTTCTCGATTCATAATATATGCAACGTGTGTACTCTATCTCATTAATAGAGATGTACGTATGTTTATAATTGGAGGAACCGCTCTAGGTGTTCTTTATGTAATGGAACGTTCAGGTATGATTAAAGACCATATTCCCAGGCCTGAACAAGAACAAATAGGTACGACAGGTGGTTGTCAACAACCAAACAAGGAAAATCCAATGGGTAATTATTTAATTAGCGATTTTATAGACAGACCAGATAGACCAAGTGCATGTGAATACTCAACCGTAAAAAATAGGTGCAATAATTACGTTACAGACGGTGTTTCGTATGGACCAGCGCGTTCACGATCATCTTTACCGGAATACCAAAGAAATGCATTATCTAGACAGTTTATAACCATGCCAGTAACATCTACAGATTGTGGTTCTCACTACGAATTTATACACGGTTCTAGAAAAGATACGTGTAGACAAGATCCACGTTTGTGTGATCCAAACGCAAGAGGTGTACAACTCGAAGCTTTCGCGGGTTTAGCACCAAATGGTGATGCGAGAATAACAGCCAGTAGATCAGTGTAATGTCAATTTTATGTTTTAGATGTCTTAAAAGAAAAGTAGGTACTCGATTTGCTTAAACAAAATCTTACGTAATAGTAAATGGCGTATCAACTCCAACCAGGATTAAAAATTGTTCAAGATAAAGCTGTTCCAAGTGTATGTGCCACTGAAGAAGTGTTCGTGTATCCTCAGCCCAGTACTCTCAACTATGGTTCGTCTAGACCAAACACCATGCTCTATGGTACAGCTCCATACATGGCAGGTAAAGGTTCACCAGCAGAATTTATAGAAACGAGCGATGCTCTTAGACCACAATCAACTTCTCAATTTAACAAAATATTAGCTAAGACGTACGAAAGAAACTTCCACCCATTACAAAATGTATCCTGTAAAGTTCCCCTCAGAACCATAAGTTATGAACCATCGAGCACGCGTGCCGAACTCCAAAACGGTTTGTTTCAAAAAAGATACATGGATAAAAATGTTGATAAGAAATAAGAATGGCTGATCCCATCTCAATATTAGCTATAGCGGGTCTTGTTTACGCCGGTCGTAAATTAAGTAAACCAGAAGAACAAAAACCAGAAAATTACAAAATCGAAGGAAAACCGTTAGAAGATGAATCACCCATGGTTAGAGACGTAGTTATAAAAGATGAATATTTAGGACAAACGTCCCCACTCGTTGAACCAACGTATTCTTCAAAACAAGAGATGACTTCGTTCGGAGAAGTGGCACCGCAACAAAGGTCTTCAGGTAACGAGGTTTTGTCAATGAGAAATAGATTCATGTATGATGGAGGTATAATGAACAACCTTTCACCAATAGAAAGACAAAACGTAGGTCCAGGTTTAGGTGTTTCGCCAGAGGTACCATCCGTCGGTGGTTACCAGCAGCTTTTCAGAGTTAACCCAGAGAATGTTGGTGCATACCGCCTCACTACTTTACCAGGACGAAGCGGTCCAGCTTACGATTCTAAAGGTGGTAGACGTGGTATAGAAGGAGAAGTTGCTCATAACAGACCAGAGAAAACAGCGTCTCTGTTTGGTCGTTTACCACCAGTCGCGGGTAGAGCACAAGGTATGTCCGGTAGAACACCAAGAGGCGAACACGAAAAAACAAAGAGAACTACAAACAGATCCGAAACTGGATTAAGAGCAGATGGCTTATCGTATGCGAGTGCAAAAAGAACCGTTTCCTCACTTACACGTGCTCAAGAACCAACAAGAAACAAGAAGGATGGTAACATGGAACAATACCAATACGCGAATCAACCCGCTCCAGGTGTTAGCAACTTTATGGGTGGTTACGTAAATGCACCAGCAAGTAAGATAGGAGAAAAGAGAACGTTTGGTACACAACATACAGTGGAAGAACTCATGAAATACGGTTTCAGACCAGACGATAGAAGAGGTAAGGCGGGTAGAGTAGGTGGTCCAGGTAGAATGAATGTAAGAGCAGACGCACTCAATCAAGGTGGTATGTTAACGAGTGTTCGTTCCGATACGACGAGAATCGATGGTAGAATTAACTCGGCGAATGGAGCTTGGACGCAACAATATAGAAATAACGATTACCAAGAAAATAACGCATATAAAGGTAATATGAACCCCAATGCAACAAACCGTAGTTTAGAAACTGCAAAGAGACAACTCATGAATAACCCATTAGCACATAGTCTCTGTTAAATAAATATTATTTCGTGACACGCACTCATTAAAATATTGTTCATATATTTTAATGAAGGTACACACCTTAGACATAGATAGTAGTGAAAGAGACCCGGTCTTGTATCCTAATCCAGGTGACTATGTCGTTTATCTAAAAAATCCAATATACGATGTTAGTAAAATTTCACTTATATCAGCACGTATACACAATAGTCAGTACCTTATACACTCGAGAAACAATACGTTTCATATACTTACAAATGGTGGTAGTACACAAACTGTAACCATACCAGTTGGTAACTACGGTGGTCAAGCATTGGCAGACGCTATTGTTGCTCAATCTACCGTGATAACGAGTGCAACTTTCAATAAAGATACGAATGCGATAACGTTTACTGGTTCAAGTGATTTTACGTTTCTATTTTATAGTGGTACGAATGGGTATAAATCATCCGTTCATGGATACACAACACCTCACGATATATTAGGTCTACCGGCTTCGGATACTTCGTCTACATCGAACACGTTAGAAACGGGGAGTATAAATTTACAAGGTGCCGATGCTATAGTCGTTAAACTAAGTAGCGGTTCGGACGAGTTTAATAAAACGATATTTTCACAAACACCCTTTTATACTGGTCGTATACTACTGTGTGGCGATGTCATAAACTATTCGGGTGTAGATGACGCCGTAGAACACAATTTTGATTCGGGATCCCAAAAAACTATATCCCGTTTGAGAGTTCAGTTTTATTATAGTAGTAATAACCGACTAATACCATACGATTTCAGAAACGCGAACCATATCATAAAACTTGCTGTGTCTTGTTCTACTGATAAACTCGAAAACTTGTCTAATGTGAAAAGAGATACATCTCTTCCATCACCTATGAGTATCCCCGATTTAGAGGATCCGCGTAGATGGGATGCGTTTATTTCTATATTTGCTATAGTCGCTACTGGACTCTTTTTATTGTTAGTTACCAAAAAAAGGAAACTTATCGAGTAACCGCGAAGGTTGGTTGTTCTGGCTTTCTCACACGAGAAGATACACGAGAAACGATCAAGTAAATGAGAACGGACATCAAAGTCGTCAACAAGGCGGTAAGAGCGTAGTTCATACCACCGTTCTTGTTAACCTTGATAAACTTATTAACCATCCATCTAACCAAATCCATCCACGAAAGCGCGGCGGCGAAAGAAAAACCAGCGACAATGGCATTGAGCGATTGTGCTTCGAGTTCACGGGTGACGAGCATAACAGTTTCAGAAGCTGCAGACATTTTTTATACTATATCAATAGATTTTATTCTGGGAACAAATCGTCCTCGAATAAAATTTTTTTATACCTTTTCGTGTTTTTAAGGTACCCTTTTAACATTTTAGTATTTTCTTCACCACCCAATTCTGAACCATATTCAGATTCGGTTTCTGTTCCCTTTAAACTTTCGTCCGAGTCTGAGTCTGAGTCTTCACTATCTTTATCAGATAGTTTAAAGTATTCACGACTCGTCGTCCATCCATTCGGTGCCCGAGTACTCATTATTATCTATAGCATTTTTTAAAAGCTGTTCTGACGGATTTCTAGGTTGCCACGTATCCCAATTATCGTACGCCATGTTTACCTTTACGAATTTATATTCTCTTCCTGAATATCTAGTAAAAGGAACATCTGTATCATCTTCAAATACGTCGTCTTCGTCTTCGTCTTCGTCTTCGTCTTCGTCTTCGTCTTCGTCTTCATAAATTTCTGGGAATATTGAACCTACATCTTTACCCACTTCATTCATTATACAATACTTCATTGTATATTCCATATCTTCTGGTAAAATTATGTCTCTTCCACACGCCTTTGCGTATTCGGCTGCAAGTAATACCGACTTTTCTATGACCGGTAACATAATATCAAAAACTGTATTCTGAACATTTTCTGCGATTGTCTGTTCTGCGTATTTTTCTTGTTGATTCATTATATTATACTTTAAACAGTGTTTTAGCAATACCGTTTTCAACACGGAGTATATTATAACTATGCGCCAAAACTCTAAGTTCCCTATCGGTTTCTTGTTCACTATTTAACTTTACTTTAAGTGATTGATTTTTTACTAAACTAAAGTTTCTTTGTCCCGTAGGATACCATCTTTCTGGTTCAAGTGCAAAACTATACGAATAGTACCTCCTGAACAATTGTGTTCTCGTGTGGTGTATACCACTTTGAACCGCTCGTAAGTTTATTATACTACCCGTTTTTTCGTTTAAAATTTCAGAATCGTCGAGTTTAAGTTCCAAACTTTTCAATTGTTCGTACGTTATGTATTCGCTGTTTAAATCTCTAGAAGAGTTATCGTAATCAAACGACGTGGTAAAATACCCATTGACGGATTTTCTTTTACCTTGTATTAAAAAGAAAAGTTCTTTTACGGGGTTTACAAAATTTAAATCAAATACGTAACTTACTGGAT